AGGGCGGCGCGGCACACTCAGCCGCGGGCAGTGTCGAGGACGTCGCCGACCCCGTGGCACGCGTACAGGCGCGCGCCCGAACTTTACTTTAAGGAGCAAAAATCATGGCAGCACCAGCAAACATTGTTAACGCCGCAGCAGTCAACGCTTCACTTGACGTTGAGGTACTAAAGAACTTCCGCGGCCAGTATGACCGACTCGCCGAAATTCTCGGTATCTTCTCTCCCGAGGTTGTCGCAGCAGGTACAGCAATCTACCAAACCAAGTATAACGGCACTCTCAACAACACCGCTTCCGGCACTGGTTACGTTGAGGGCGACGAGGTAGCACTTTCTAAGTTTGGCGTTGATAAGGTCGCTATTGATCCTATCCAGCTTGTCCCATACCGCAAGATGACCACCGCACAGGCAATTCTCAAGTCCGGACACGTCCGCGCCGTTATGGGTACCGACGCAAAGATGATTTCTGCCGTCCGTGCAGGCGTTGTTTCTGACTTCTTCGCTCTTCTTGCTAACGGTACTTCTACCGCAAGCGGCAAGGGACTACAGGCAGCATTCGCAAACGGCGTGTCTAAGCTCGGAGATGTTCTCGAAAACGCAAACGACGCAACAGCTTGCCCCGTAACCTTCATGAACCGCCAGGACGCAGCCGATTACCTCGGAACTGCAACCATTACCAACCAGGACGTTTTCGGTATGACTTACCTCGAGAACTTCTTGGGCGCAACAAACGTATTCCTTACCTCCAAAGTCCCCGCAGGTACTATTTACACCACCGCAGCTGAGAATATCCGCGCTTTTGCAATCGACTTTAGCGGACTTGACGCAGCAGGTATGCCATATGCAGTTGACGAGAGCGGCATTATTGGTGTTGCTCACCGTCCAGCATACGACCATATCTCCGTTGAAACCAACCTTCTCCGTGGTATCCGCTTCGTCCCCGAGATGAAGGACTACATCGTAAAGACCACCATTCAGAAGGCAACCGCCTAAGTTAGGACGTAACCATGCCCACAACATACGCAACAGTTGAAGAGTACAGGCTTGACACAGGCGACCACGAGAGCGCGGCCGACCGTGTTTCAGCCGTACTTATGCAGCAGTCCGCAAAGTTGAGGGCGCGTCTGCAAATCTCGGAAAACAAAAGACTAACCGCAGACCAGCAGGCGTTAGCGCGCTTGCTGGTCACTGATGCAGCGCGTAAAACGCTAGTTCCGCCAACGCTAGACGGTTTCGGCGATATCACAGGCGCAAAGGCCGCGAGCTTCTCCGCAAACGGCTTTCAAGGCTCTGTAACAATCGCCAACCAAAGCGGCAGCGCATACTTTGACCGCGACACGCTAAACGTTCTCAAACGCTCTCTTGGGCGTTCGGCACGTATAGGCGTTATTTGTCCGTGGTAGGTGGTGTCGCATGCTAGGCGAGACAGTAGACGTTTTAACGCGTACTGAAACAGGCCGCGACGGCATGGGCGAACCAGTCTATGAAATGGCGCAAAACACTGTTGAGGGTGTTTTGGTTCGCCCATTATCCACTTTAGATATTGAAGCGCGTATCCGTGACGCAGGAAGCGCGGACGTACGCCCCGACGGTATCGAAATCAAATACTCGCTTGCTTTTCCCAAGTCGTACACAGGCGATTTAACGCACGCAAAAGTTGTGCTAGTTGACCGCGTACGCAATGGCGACCGCGACGCGATGACGTTCGATGTCGTCGGCTCACCCGATAGAACGCGTCCATGTCCTACACCTTGGAACATGATTGCGGAAATCGGGGTGCAGCATGGGTGATGTGAGTTTTGAGCCGGTGCATATCAACAAAGCAGCGGTGCAGGAAATCTTCAAAAGCCCCGCAATGCAGAGCCTTGTTAAAGAACGAACGGCAGAAATCGCCGCAACCGCAAACGGAAAAGTTGAGAGTAACCGTTCACCAAAGAGCCGAAATAGTGGCAACGCATTTACGGCAACGGTGAAGGTTGGCCGCGGCACGGCGTTTGGCGTTGTTAAGCCCGTTTCTTTTGAAGGCAAACACGCCGCATCAAACGGCGTACTCGATGAATTTTTGGACTGATAACAATGCCACGACTAAATATTCAAGGCGACGTTAGACGGCGATTGCAGGAGCACTTCAAAGGCTTTACAGTCGCCGTTTCTGTTCCCGAAAAGCGAAAGTTTCCGCTTGTGGTCGTACGCCGTACAGGCGGCGCACAAGAAGAGGGACTAGACCGTGCGACGTTGACCGTTCTTGTTTGGGACACCACCGAGCAGAAGGCATACGACGCAGCCGCGGCAGTTTCAGACGCAATCGCGCTTCTTCCGTTCTATGCGGGCTACGCAAAAACAAAAGAAACGTCTTTTTATTCCGATTTTGACACTTCAACTAAAAGTCCACGTTATCACATCAGTTTCAACGTTTGGACTTACCAACCAAAGGAGAATTAACACATGGCAGCAGAACTTAACGCAAAGCTGGCGACCGCGTCAATTCCAGTTGCAGGCCGCGGCATTTGCTATGTATCTTTCAAGGCAAATCCAACATTGCCAACTAACGCAACCGCCGATATGTCAACCCTTACCGACTTTGAGTCCTTGGGCGAGCTTTCCGACGGCGGTTTCTCTGAGAGCCGCTCTATCAGCTCAACAGACCACAAGGGCGCACACGGCACTATCATCATGACCACGATTGATAGTGACACCACCAAATACAAGGCAGCTTTCTTGGAGGTTTCCCGCGCAGCTGTTGCAAAGCTGCGTTTTGGTGACACTTCCGTTACCGAGACAACCGGTGACGTAACCAAGATTGACTTGCAGCCTTACAAGGGAACACCTCACGCCTTCGTTTTCGAGGAGGAGGAGTCCAACGGTTATAAGCGTCGTACCGTCATTAAACGCGGCGTTATCTCCGCATTTGATGAGGTATCCCACAAGAAGGGCGACCTTATGGCCTACGGTATGGATATTACCGTAAACGATACCGATGACGGTTCACCAGCTGTTGTAATCTACCGCGCAAAGATTAGCGCATAGCAACTATCGGCCGCCCCCCCTCCGCGTGAGGGGGTGTTTTTTATTTATTTCAAACTCGTAGAAAGTGAAACTCAATGAACGCTAAATACCTTGACATGATGAGCACGGAAGAACTCGAAGATTACGCGCAAATTCTCGGCTTTACCACTAAGGCAGCAAAGACCAAAGCCGCAAAAGTGCAGCTAATCGAAACCAAGCGTTCAGAGAGTGCAGAGGTTGAGATTTTCGGTACTAAATTCGTTATCCCAAAGAAGAAGTTTCACGACATGAAGATCAGTGAACTTCTTTCTAAGCCAAATCGAACCGATGACGATTTCGTCGAAGCTATCCGCATGCTTCTTGGCGACGAGCAGTACGAAACAATCTACGAAGCAGTACGCGACGAGGACGGAACAGTCGATATTGACGGCCTAGTCCTTGTATATAAGCGTCTGTTTCAAAACGAAGCACTAAAAAACTTCTAACGCTTGCGCAACTTGAAGAAGGCCATATCCGCGAGCTACGACATGACTTCCGCGCATATTACCACGTCGCCTATGACGAGGTAGAACCAGCCGAAGCAATCGACCTAATCATGACGCTTCCGCCCGGCTCTCTTTATGTTGCCGCGGTGCGCCCCGAGTGTGCATGGTCGATTGAGCGTGAAGCATTGGCGGATATCCAAGACTTGATTTACACGGCCATGTGGGCGCGCGGCATGTGCAGCACGGACGAACCGCCAACGGTGGTACGTCCTCGCGATATTGAACGCACAAAACGAGAGCGCGAGCGAACCAAACAAGCAATTAAACGACTCCAAGACCCAAATGTTAAATGGGAGGAGGTAACGGAATAATGGCAGAAATCGGACGTTCCGACCTTCTGATTGTCCCTAAGTTTGAAAGTAAACTTTCTGACACGATCAATAAAGAACTAGGCGTTGCGTCAAAGAGTGCGAGCAATACAGGCCGCACAATCGGCTCACAGACCGCGCAAGGCTTTAGTGGCGGTTTCGCTCAAGCTGGCGTTGTTGCCGGTGCTGTTAGTAGCATTGTCAACCGCGCTATGGCTTCTATCCAAGACCACGTCGGCGCGGCGGTATCACGTTTCGATACGTTGACGCTTTATCCTCGCACAATGCAGTCTTTAGGCTTTGCCGCGAAAGAGTCAACGGCAAGCATCAACTATATGTCTGACAGGTTGCAGACACTGCCTACACAGCTAGACACCATGGTTCAGACCGTCAAGGGACTAGCAGTCATCACAAACGACCTAGACCGCGCGACTAAAGTTGGCCTTGGTTTAAACGATATGCTCATCGCTTCGGGCGCAAATCAACAACTTGCTAGTGCTGCAATGGAACAGTTTAGACAGATTTTGTCAAAAGGCAGACCAGATATGCAGGACTGGAAATCGCTTATGCAGGCTATGCCTGGACAGCTTACCCAGCTTGCACATGCTCTTCTCGGCCCGACATACAACGCCCGCGATTTGTACGCAGCTCTAGGCGGCGGAAAGCAAAAAGAAGGCGGCGCGATTTGGGGTACTGTTTCTATTGACCAGCTAATCGACGCTATTATCCGCTTAGACCTTGAAGGTGGAGCGGGTATTACCAGCTTCAAGGATCAAGCACAAACAGCCGCGGGCGGCATTGAAACGCAAATGGCGAACATGAACAACGCCATTACACGCGGCCTTGCTGGAACGCTTGAAGCAATCGGAAGCGTGAATATCGCGTCTTTCTTCGGCGATGTCCGCGGCGGTATCCTTGCTGGCTTTAAGACGTTCAACGGCTTCATTAAAGACGCAGTGCCTACAGTTAAGGCATCTATTCCAGTATTTCAAGCACTCGCACCCGCCGTCATTGGTGGTGTTGCGGCATTTTCGCTGTTCGGCAAGGTAGAGCCTATCTTAAAAGCTACTAGCACGTTTAACATGCTTGCCAAAGCAGCTTCGCAGTTTGCATACGGCGGCGTGTTTGGTGTTATTAAAAACGGCTTTACGTCCCTCATAAGCTCGATTAACCCCGTGACCGTCGGTATCGTTGCTCTTGGTGCGGTCGTTGGTATTGCCGCTTCTCAATTCATGAAGATGAAAGAGCATAGCGACGGAATCGCTAGCGGCTTGAAATCGATTAACGACGTTGCTAACCAGTCGCACGGTTTGAGTACGTATTCGTCGATGATTGACAAGATCACCGATACAGCGGGCGGCGCGGCTATGTCTGTTGACGCGCTCATGAAGTCAATTAGCGACAGTAACTCCAAGATTGCTAACACGCTTTCAGAAGCCACAACCAACGTTGGAACGCTTGAACGCGCTAGAACAATTATTAGCAACTATGCAGGCGCGACAGATCTATCAACACAGGCGCAAGGCCAGCTATCGTGGGCATTGTCAACACTCAACGAGCAGTTAGGCTTGAACATTTCCTCTACCGACGTGATGAACAATTCATACACAGACGCAAACGGAAACGTTCAGAAGCTCACCGACTCAATCAACGAGCTTGTATCTGCTAAGGAAAAGGAAATCAAGACAGCCGCGCTTACTGAAACGCTTACAGAGCAGTACAAGCAGCGTGCGGCCGCGGCTCAAAGCCTAGCAGAAGCAGAGCGCAAGCTAAACGCAGAGTACAGCGACGCAGCACACGAGGACTTTATTAACAAGCAAGTCGGCACATCGGACGGCGAGGGCGGCACTGTTACACGCGAGCAAGCCGAGCAAGATTGGCAACGCCGCAAAAACGGCTCACAACTTGGCCAAGACGCACGCGACGCACGCAAGGCATACGAGGAGCTGGACGCAGCCGTTAGACAGACGGAAGGCGATTTGGAGGTTAACAGCAAGGCTGTTGACGCTAATTCCGACGCTTACAACGGACTAGTTAGCCGACTTTCCGACCTCACGCAGGCATACGTTAAGCAGCACGGCTCACTTGCTGATTTCTCCAGCGACCTACAAGCACTCGGAGCAGATACGACGCAGCTTGGCGACCTTACAGACGAACAGTGGCAGCGCATCGCGCAAGCATACGACGGCACGGCAGCTTCTTTGGTGCAGCCTTTGCGCGATTTAGGCGTAACGCTGGACGATACAGCCATTAAGGCACAAGAAGCCACAAAGCAGATTAACGACGCTCTAAACAGCTTCGGCGCAAACGACGCTATCGAGAGTGTAGGTATCAACGTCAATGACCTTTCCGCAGCCATGGCAAACGCTGGTATTACCGTTCAAGACTTGCAGGCAATCGGCAGCGAAAACTTCAAAGCCCTAGCCATTAACTCTAATGGCAATATTCAGTCAATCATTGCCACGGTGCAATCGCTCAATATGCAGGGTGTCAACGATAAGTCATTCACCATTACAGCACACGATAACGCATCAAGTGTTCTTCGCAGCGTTAAAGCGGAGCTGAACAGCCTTCATGACAAGAACATTCTTGTAAACCTCATGAAGCAGAATGCGGCAGGCGGTATCCGTGCTAATGCAGCGGGCGGCCTTCGCATGCACGCCGACGGCGCAATCGTTAACCGCGCAACACCGCTTGATATTGTCGGCGAGGACGGCGCGGAAGCAATTATCCCACTCACAAACAAACGTTACGTGAAGCCATTTGCCGACGCAGTAGCGGAAGGCATACTCGGACAGTCCACAAACGACGCGCTTATTCGTTGGTTGGCTCAAAACCTCGGCGCGATCATCGCCGCGAGTGCTCCAGTCGTAACCGTTTCAGAGCGTGAACAACGCCGACAAATTAGGGAGATGATGGCGTAAATGTCACAGGCACAATTTATTACCGCAGACGGTACGACATTCGATATCTCCGGTAACTTTGGAACGCTCATGTTTGGCGATGATTTGGCGGGCTGGGAATGGCGAAGCAACGCGACACGTTTTAGCCGCGAAGCCAGGACATACAGCGTTGAACTGGTAGCACAAACTACCACGCAGCGCGAAGAAGTCGAGCGATTGTTAACGCTTGCAGATTACGACACCGAGCGCGGTTTGCCCGACAAGCTCGTAATTGATGGCTGGTATATAAACTGCAATATCGTAGAGGGCGGCGTATCGAACTGGTACGCCGCTTCTCGTACGTGGCAGCTCAAATTACAGGCCAAAAACCCTATTTGGTATCGCGAGCGTACTATCTCGTTCATGCCACAGAGTGCAAGCAATGAGCAGCTAACAGGACATGATTACCCGCACGATTACCCGCACGATTACGGTACATCTTCGCGCGGCTCGCAATTCTCTAACGATAGCCAAACGCCGTGCGACTTCCGCATGACTATCTACGGTTACGCGGTCAACCCGTCCGTTTACATCGCGGGTAACACCTACGGCGTAGACGTGACCGTCCCGGACGGCGGTTTGCTTGTTATCGACAGCACCAAGAAACGCAGCATGAACCGCGACAGCGTCGTTATCAAGGACAAATACGGCAACGCAACTGACGCGTTCAAATATCGCGTTCGTGGCATTGAAGGTTCGGGGTCGTACATTTTCCAGCGTATCCCGCAAGGTTTGCATAACGTCACTTGGGAGCAGTCATGGGGCTTTGACCTAACGCTAATCGAGCGAAGGGCGGCTCTACCGTGGATATAATCTTACGCAACAAGAACGGGGAAGATGAATTTATCATCGACCCCGTTTCTTTTGATGTCGCTGTAGGCATTGGCGACAACGCCGAAAATGACTTTGAGTTGACCGTTCCAGCTCACGCACCACGTGCAGAGCGGGGACAATTCGTGTATATCGAGGGTACGCCCTACGGCGGCATGATTACCCGCATTAAAAGTGACGGCGCGTATAAGTGGTGCGGCCAAACGTGGCAGGGGCTACTCAATAACCGCGTTATTCTCGCGCCCTCCGACGGCGACAATATCTATTTTAACGGCGATATGCACCAAGTATTGAAGAACTGGATATCGTGGCTTTCTTTAACTTCTGTCTTTGAGGTATCAGACGAAGCGTGCGCAATCGTTGCAAGTAATTACAAAGTACCGCTTTATTCCACGCTCTATGAAGCCTTAACGGGCGCACTAGACGCGCTAGGCGGTAAGTTACGTATTCAGTGCAACGACCGCCGCGCCGTGCTTTCGATTATTCCGCGCAAAGACTGGACGGAAGATGAAGAGTTCGACACGGCATTAACCAACGTCAAAGCAGATATTGATTTCTTGCCGTTTAACCATCTTGTATGCCGCGGCAAAGGCCAAAAGGGCGAGCGTCTAGCGGTCGAGCTATACGCCGACGAAAACGGCAATATCTCGCGCATGAAGTCGCAAAGCGGCGTGTTTGAACGCTCTATGTATTACAACTATTCGGCAGCCGACCAAGCAACGCTTGAAGCTGACGGCAAAAAAAGACTCCAACAGTACATCGACGAAGCCAAAAAATTAACCGTTGTTTTGACTGATACGTCCGATAGATACGACATCGGCGATATTGTCGGCGGCTTCGACGATAAGACGGGTTGGAGCGCAAAAGCGCAAGTAACAAAAAAGGTTGTGACGCTCGACAGTGCAGGTGTCGTCAAGGTCACATACACCACGGGAGACGCAAAATGAGAAAAAACAACTATGTGCACCTAGAGTGCGACGTTAAGGGATGTGAACACAAGCTCGACGTTCCCGAGAAAGATGTCAATACCTACGGCTGGGTTGTAGGTGCTGAACGTATCGACGCACAAGGGCGCACGAAGAAATACGACCTCTGTTTTGACCATGCCATGCGTTGGCGTTATTTAATGCAGCAGCACGACGCAGAGGTCGACCTTTTGATTTCAAAAGGCATCGTCAAAGACCACGCATTTTAGGAGGTAGCACATGGCATTTGATTTTGTGACTTCGCGCCAAAATAAAGCTCATGTAACCGCGGAGCAAGCAGGCGCACTCAACATCGCCATTTTTGGCAAAGGTAGATACATCACCAAGTACGCACAGGACTTAGAGGTTTCTGTTGCGTCAAGCAACAAAGTTAACATTGCGCCAGGCGCATTGATCGTGGACGGTCGTTTTGTCATCAATGAGAGAGCAGAACAGGCGAGTATCGCCAACGGTACGCAAGGCAAATGGCGTAAAGACCTTGTTATCCTTACGCTGAAAGTTGATGCTTCAACTGGTATTGGTTCGACGGCACTGTCAACCATTCAAGGAACGCCAGCGGCAACACAGGACGCGGCAAAAGACCCCGCATATACGCCAGGTGACCTATCCAAAGGTCAATATCAGGCTCAAGTACCTATTGCTCGCGTCATTCTGAATGGCTTAACACCAGCAGTAGAGCACGTATTACCAACTGTTGACGCGCTTACTAGCGAGAACTTCGAGATTATCTCGTATGAAATTCCAAGCGGCTATAACGGCTCAAGTCGTAATTTCTGGCACGTCTACCGCAACGGCACAAGCGTTACTATTCACGCCCGCATTTGGCTAGACCAAGATATTAAAAACGACGCGATAATGTGTCCGTTCCTTGTGCCGGAAGGCTCACGACCCCCAAAGGTTGACAGCACCAAATACAACGTCGAGGGATACGAGAACATCTATTACAACACTGCATTTTGCCCCGACCACGCAGATGTCATTAGCGCATTATCCGTTCGTCCCGACGGCAAGATTTACATGCAGGACTGCGGCGGCAAAACCTCGCGCGACTGGCGTTACGGCACTCTGACGTACACCGTCGCCCCCCTTCTAAGAGTGTAGGGAGGTGACACGATGAACCCTATTACGTTTGAGCAAGTGGTCGCGTTGCTTTCATTCCTTGCAATGCTGGTAAGCATGTTCAATGGCGCACGCACCCTCGCAAAGAGCAACCAAGAAGGCGCGGAGCGTTTAGTCCGTATTGAAGAAGGTATTAAGAGCCTTCGCAAAGACCTTGAAGAGAGCCAGAAGGCATTTGCGGCTTACATGGCACGTACGGACGAAAGCATTTCTAACGTTCGCTCGACAATCAACGACCACACCGCCCGTTTGGCGGTCGGAGAGGACGCAGGGAAAAGCAACTCGGGACGGCTTGGCCGCTTAGAAGCGGCGCACGACCACGAGCACGCAGGACATTAACAACCGTTTGAAAGGAAACATTATGAATGACTGGATCAAGGCAGCACTAGTTCGAGCAATTAAGACAGCGGCACAAACCGCCGTCGCGCTTATCGGCACAAACGCAATTGGAATTACCGGCGTTGACTGGGTGGCCGTTGCTTCCGCGGCAGCTCTCGCGGCTGTTGTATCCCTGCTCACCTCTGTTGCAGGTATTCCCGAGGTGCGCGAGGGAAAGTCACCACTGGAGGGCAGATAATGGCTGATTTTTCGGGTGAGATT